GCCAAGAATAAACCGCTCGTCGCTAAAGTTAGCATAGTGTTTGGGGGTGCCCGTAGATGTTGGCGTGGGGTATGCCTCACGAATAAAGTTAACATCTTTGTTTAACAAAAAATCAAATGACCCGTCGCTATTAACCACAGCTAGGCTGTACGTATACAAATAATCAGTAGGCACTTCTAAGTATTTATTGCCTGACGTTATGGTTCCAGACACGTTTTTGCGGAGCGCAGGAAATTGAACAGTGTTGTATATAAACTGTTCTGTCTGTTGTGCAAACAAAGCAAGCTGGTCACTTGTGAATGTAGACTCACAAATATCCTGTATGTTTGCCGTTAACTGTGAGTAGGTCATACTCATGGTTTACCCCATAGGCCCGCGAGCCATAGTTCCTTTTGTAGCTGCACCTGTGCCACGAATCTTTATGCCTGTGGTTTTGACGTTTTTCATATCCGTCTTAGGGGCGTTTTTTACCGGCTTTACTGTGCTCGTATTCTTCATAAGATCACCTAAGTTGTCGTTACCGTTACTGTACCTACTTCCCCCGTAGCAACAAGGTTATTAGGCGTTAAGCTAAATGGATCATTTCCCGCGCCTACAGGATTCCAACCCCACTGTATGCCCCTACTACTATTATCTCCTGATGGCCCTAAACTTCTATCAGGTCTTGGATCACGTATGGCTTGCGGGTCATTAACAGGAAACTCCCCCAGCTTTAGCTGTGGGTGGTCAGGATTCCAACATGTAGGACATGCTTTTAAGTTTGTGTCACGTCCCTTACGTACTAAGTTCTTTAACTCACGTAGTTTGTACTGAAACCCACAGACATCGCATTCTGCAAGGGCTTTTCGTGCTGAAGCAAAGCGATTAGACATAACTTATCTTAGGCACAAAACGAGCAGGCGCTTTTACTCTGTCTTCTTCAGCCGCCAACCTAAACTGCTCTTCATACATGTCTTTCAGCATAGGTATGCGGGGTGCTAGATCGGGGTCTTTCATTGCTATGTAGTAAGCTAATCCTGCAACTAAGCACGGCAAAAATCTAAAGTTCATGTCCGCAGTCTCTGCGCCACTACCTGCATCTTGTATTCGCCGCATACGATAGTATTTGAAGATGTACGTATCGTTTTTATCTGGAACAGGCCACACATTTATTTTTGGGTTATCTACAAGCCTTTCTATGTAAACTTGTATTGGCCTACCTTGAGTTAACTTGTTCGGTATAGACGCATAGGTACTTACACTTACCCTGTTTATGGTTAGATCAGACTGTGTGTACTGATCTCCACTATTTGTACGTATGACTTGTTCTAGTAAATCAATCGTATCTGCGGGTAGGTCATATTGCGAAGTGCCTTGTACAAGACTTACCGTGCCTTCATCAATCGTCCACAGATTAATGCCACGATTTTGCCACTCAATAGTCAACAGATTCATAGATCTGCGTGCTGTACGAAGATCATACCCAGAACGCATTTCACGGCCCGCTCGTTCCCACGATTCCTCGGCGATCTCCGTGAAGTCCATGTCAAACGCAGTTGTTCCAGAAGTAGCCATCTATTTCTTCTTAGCTGCTTTCTTAGCTGGAGCTTTCTTGGGTGCCGCTTCTTTTTTAGGTGCGGGTTGTAGTTCAGCTAAAACCGCATTCGCCTCTTCTTCGCTCATCAAGCTAGCGTTAGCAATAATATACGTGCCGTCTTCGTTTTTAGTGCCCACTTGAAACACAGGTCGGCCATCGGAAAAACTACCGTTCTGAAAAACCTCTAATTTAGCCATTCTTAGTACCTCTCACGTACAAAGTTTTCTTTCTACGGTTGCCCATTACAGCCCCGCAACCCTTATGGTTATCACGAATCATACCGCCTTCTTTTGCGGTTCTTACTTTAGCTTTGGGCGTATTCGCAACCACCGTCTTGCCTTTTGCTCCAGCCTTCTTCTTTTTACGGGCTGTGGTAGCACGCTCAGACTGACTTAACGACTGCGCCTTAGACTTTGGCAAACAACGATCTGGGTTCTTTTTATCTTTCGACGTACCACATGGCCCCTTAATCTTGCCATCGGTGCCGATACGAACCCATTGCTGGTCACGCCATTTTTTAAGATCGCCCATATACCTAGTCCCAAGCCTCTAGGCCCATACTTTTGTTAATGACTGTATTACCACCAGCCGCCGTGTAACCTCCAGCAAGCGCCTCACGTAACCCTTGCTCCGTAACATCGTAAGAAACAGTTTTAGTCAACAAGTCAAAACTCTCTTCCCAGTTATCTGCTGTCTGGTCAATTACACTATCTGTAAGCGTACTGTCTTCCGCTAGATCAAGTTTGATGTTGTCGATGAACCACGTCTTGAGTTTAGCAAGGTCGGCATCGTCGTTCGCAAACAACGTGCCGTATTTAGTACCTGTCTGCACCCGATATACGTCCATTACTTCTTCTTTTTCTTGCTGCCTTTAGCGTAGCTAGAGTCTTTGCAATACTTAGATGCGGCCATATTTGCATAAGCAGACGGGTATGTGTCGAAGGTGCGCTTGGCCCACGCTTTCCCTGACGGACATATTTTCCCGCCTGACTTATAGTAACGTCTCATCGCATCTTCACTGGACGTACACCCTTACGGGCTATACCGGCCCCGCGAACTTTGCCGCCTTTTTTATAACCACCGCCGCCAGCAGAGCCACCTTTAGTACTCATTTTGGACTTCATCTTCATGCCGCCAGCTTTCATACCTTTAGGCTTCACAGAACCGCCTTTTTGGTACACCCCTTTCTTATTAATACCTTCTGCGCCTTTAATCTTAGGCATCTTTGCAGTGGTTATTCCGGGCATCATGGTGCGCTTACGAGCAGGTTTTTTAGATGCGGCTTTTTTAGCCTTGGCTTTTTGTCCTACACCTCTACCCATCAGTATATCTGCCTGCGTAACCTTACCGTCTTTATTTAGATCAGGGAATTTACTGCCTCCAACAGGGCCACCTTTCTCCATGCCGGGGGGCATCTTCTTCTTGCCGCCCATTGCACCGCCTTTAGTAGACATTTTAGATTTCATCATTCCTCCTCTAGCGAATCTGGGCATTTCATCTTCGCCTTTAGCGCCCAACGCTTGAGCAGCAGCCATAGGACTCATTGGCCCTTTGGGTGGTTTAATGCTAGCCATACCGGGGCCACCCTGATTTGGTTTTGTGGCATCAAAAGAACGGCCCGAGGGTGCAGCTTTCTTAGGTGCGGCTTTTTTAGCTGTGGCCGCTGTAGGTCTCTTACCAGACGCACGCCACTGTTTCATATACTGCGCTTGAGTAAGGCCAGTCTTCTCTAACTGATCTTCCCTGACGTTCGCCTTATTGCCGCGAATGACGTACTTGTCCCCCACACCAAATCTTTCTTTTTTCTCTGCTGGCTTTGGCGCAGCTTTCTTCTTTTTCTGTGCAGCGTTCATACGCATATTAGCTGCGCCGAGATCTTTGGTATCTTGCTCAAATCTCTTGGTTGCTTTTTTAGCCTTGTCCGCTCTAGCTGCTCGCCCAGCACTAGCAGCGCCAGCGGAGGCAAGATTACCTCTAACACCCGTAGATGCGGGTTTGGCTTTAGCTTTGGGCTTAGATGCGGCTACACCTGCGGCTTGGAGATTACCTCTAACGCCTGTAGATGCGGGCTTGGCTTTAGCTTTGGGCTTAGGCTTAACGCCAGAATCTCGCAGCATAATGCCCGGAGCAGTGCCGCCACTTGTTGCCGCGCCCTTCTTCTCCAACATGTCCATCATTTTACTACGGTTTTTTGCGCCGCGTTTTCTAAGCTGTTCGCTTTTCTTATCCGCTGCTAGCCTCTCTTTCCGTTTATTTCTAGCTCTAAGCCGCCTAGTTATTGGCCCAAAAACTCCGTCTGCCATGACTTACTCCGCGTATAAGTTGTTAAATATCTGATTGGTATCTAACGTGTAGTCCAAATCAGACTTGCTGTAATGCACATACTGAGAAGGTCGAAAATCTGGTGCCCCCTCTCCTGTCTCAAACCATGCTGGGTGAGTAACACGTACTCTGTTATTGGGTAGGGCTACTATATTCCCTGTCCACTCACCAGCGTCTAAAAGTTCCATAACGTGACTCTGCTTATGCTGTGCGGGGTCATCGCCTATTTCTGAATCTGTGTAGTCCACCGTAAACATGTACTTTGCTGGATACATCT